CCGCGTCAAGTTGACTCTCGATACGTGCGCCATACTCATTTAAGTAACCAGAGTCTAAGTTCTCAACTCTGCTCTTGAGCTTTTTGTTCTCATCGAGCAACTGCTCCGCCATACGAACAGCTTCTTCGCGTTGAAGTTGCTCATTACGGTAACGATCATTCAACTGCTTAATCCGCTTTTGAACACCTTTCGAATAGCTTTCTAGCTCTTCGTCACCAGAGGCTGGCTCTGGTTCCTGTTCTGCAACCGCTACTTTTTCTTCAGGTTCCTCAGAATCGTCAGACTCAAGAAATACTTCTTGGCCTTCGTCTTCTGTTTCTACTTCAGGTTTTTCTTCTTCATACGTGTTTGACATCTGTCGGCTCCAAGATTGTGGCAATCACTTCGTCGTCGTTAATGATGCGTACTTCGCCACCATCAATCTTAAAGCGAGAACCTGAGTAACGACCAATACATACCCATTGGCCTTGTTCACACCACGGCTCACAGTCTGGCCCAAACTTATCTGGGTCTTTGTATGCCAGTGGACCTAGCTTCATCACATACGCTACAACCGTAGCAACGGACTCCCGTTCCCGAACTTCATCAGGAATATAAAGCCCACTCGCCGTCTTTGCCTGCCCTTGATATGGCATAACAAGAACCCGCCAACCTGTGGGCTGCGGGAGACGTTCGAGTAGTGATTTGTCTAGGAGAGAAGGATCCAGTTCGCGTTTGCCAGGATCTACATATGCGCTGTCCAAAGCAGAAGAATCGGCCTTTGCCTCTTCTCGTTCTTTGTTCATTTTTTGCGCAACGTGTTCAGGAAGATATAAGGTCTTCGACATCGTCTACGTTTTTCTCCAACAGGGTCTTGATTTCTTCACGCGCGAAAGAGAGACCCCGTATCTCTCCCACTGTCATTTTGTACTGCTCCCAATTCTGAACAGAACCATGTGCCAGAGCAGAAGTTAAATCTTTTTCCCGCTCTTGCATTTTCTTATACAGATATTTTGCCAAGTCGACAACATCCATTATAGGTTGTCCTTGTAATCCTCTTGCATGTCTGATGTGATTGGGCCACCTTCTGCCCATAAGTCACATGTATTTTCTTTCATACACGCAAACTTGAGGCTCTGGCAATACCCTGTATTACCTGATTCGTCTCCAAGGCACTCAAGCATGTCTTCTGTTTGGTTGTACATTGCACAACTTCCACAAACTTGATCTGATCGAAACGAGACACCTGTGTTCGGCTCACGATAGTTGTGATCCGCAATCGCCATGTCTCGATTCATCTCATTTAACTCAGGGTCTTGTGTAGGAAGAGGACATGTGTAGCCCTCTTCTGTCTCTTCCATCTTATCTACCGGAATGCCATCCGGTAGAACGCTGATCATAATATTAACCATTAGTATGTTTTCCCGCGTTTAGGGTTATCACGAACATCCCCAGAACGAATCTCAACTTTGCCGCCTGGAGCAAATTTTTGAGTTAGATTGCCAGACTTATATGTTGATCCTGCGGGTCGCATCCGATTTGGAACCTGATTACCAACAGGAAGCTCTGATGTACCTAGTGCGTTTGAGATTCGACGGTTGAATGGGTGCTGGAAAATTTTTTCCCCGCCCATTTTTCTTGGTGGTTTTGGATCTTTTTTAATTTTTCCAGGGTCTTTTGATTTGCGGTATTCATCAGGAAGCTCGCCTACCGCTCGGTAATGAGACATAGCGTCTTGGGCGCGAACAGCACGATCTGTAAGAGCATCTTTTGCTTTTTCTAAAAACCCTCTATTATCTGGAGGAGACAACGCTTCTGATACCGCGTCCTCAATGTCTTTACTTCGATCAGCCATATTGACCTCCTATACCATAAGTTCAAAGTGTGGCGCGTCGATAAAAGGACGACGGCCCTGTGAGCGACGAGTATCGATGTAGTCATTCATAGCTGACTCCATGTCGCCATCCCACTGCGCAATGTTTGGCACAGTCCATGCCGCACCCCAACGGATCGGAACGTCAACTGCACGGGCACCTTCTGCCATCGCATCTGCGATCTCATCATACAAATTCAACTCCCATCGGCCCCCATCCACATAGGCCATAAGGTCTACGGCAATACCGTCCAGGTGTTTTGATTTCATGGTTTGACTTGCACCTTTAGCAACCAATGCGCGTTGCTCTTCGATGGTTCTGAGTCCACAAATCACAGAGAAGTCCTGCTTCGTCACCGAAATAGCGTGGCGGACAACAGCAACCATGCGCTCATCCACACCCTCTAGCTTCTCCACGCTACGTTTTCCTAGTTTGTAAGCCATTTTACTTCCTTCCAAAGAATTTAGTTGCAGAACGTACACCAAAACTTGCCGCTACAATAACACCAAGCGTGTATTGATACCAGTCTGGCATAGACTCCAATGCTGCGAACCCGTTCTGTACAGCCCTCTCCGCCCACTCAAACGGTAAGAAGCAGAGAATAAGCGGCACCGAAAACAAAATAGTGAGCCACTCGTCTTTCCACGAGTTCTGCGAACCTTGCGCCATCAGCCGTTCCCAATCAGCTTCTGACGTAGCAGCCGACTTCATAATCGTCGCCTTGGCTTCCGCTTCTACAAGTTTAAGGTTTGCAGCCGCTGCTTGTGCGTTTGCTTTCCCTTTGAGCCAACCTCCAGCTAACTCTGTAATCGGTCCTATTAGTGCCTGAATCATACCATTACACTCCCATATAAGGTCATCTCTACGCCAAGCACTAACTCAAGCAACTTCACTATGAGGTGCGTGACTAACTCTTCACCGGACATCTACGTTTTCTTTCCGCGAAACATTGGCTTCCATTGCATTGAAACCAAAGTAAGCTGCGACCACGCCACTCGCTCCAATCACATAAACACTTGCTATGTCGGTAATTAGCTCTGCGGCCCGATCTAAGCCCACCCAGACTGCGAGAAAGATAACTAGCGGATAGACAAGCATCCCAGCAGTACACGCTATTGTGAGTCGCCTCTGCGTGTCTCTTTTAGCATCTTGATCTTCCATGCGGCGGCGGCGATCTTCGAGCATGATCTCACGCTCATCGGGATCAATCTTTCCGTTTCCGTTTAGATCGTAATCTTCCTTTTTCATTCGCATACCTTTCGGCTATCCGTTTATGGGTGGTAATTATAACAACTTTCCCGTTTTTGTACACACACCAGACATTTGGCTTAATTTCCACTAACCTCAAGACAAGCCACCGTTTGGCTGTTGTGAACTATTAAACCCTCTTTTGCTTTTCTGCGTTCCTGTTCGCATTCTTCAAACGTGCTATATGATGGCCCTATCTGGTAATACTTTAGTGTCGTTGATGGAATGTATTGTATAAACACAAGTATATACAGCATTACCAACGTCCCCTTGCCTTACCGACAATCCAAATTGCCGCCGCCAAAATCACTCCGCCAACTAAAAACGCAACAATACCAACCGCCCAGTTAATGCAGTTATCTATGAACTCTTGCTTACGATACGCGGCTTCCTTGCGAATACGTCTCTGTTCTGCCTCAATTCGAAGGACTTCATCCCAAGCTGAAGGACCGTACACAAAACTAATGTGGTCCTTTATTTCTTTGCGCATTTGTTCCATCTTGCGCTTCTGATTCCAAATCAAGATTGCGGTTTCTTCATCAGAACCCTTGAACGTCTTCTCCCACCAAGGCGGGTTTTTCTGACGTTCTTCTAACCGATTGAAATCACTAAACGCTTGACCCCACGTTGCTATCGTGTTGCCCATCTCTTGAATGTCTTTGCCCGTAGAAATAGCTGCTTTGAGCGTTTTGTACGCCCCCGTAGCTAATGCAACGCAGCTAACGGGATCCATTAGAAGATACCTGAAAACCTTTGAGGCCGCGCAATAGGACTGAAGTCTTTAATGACCCCACCCTCGTACTTATTTTGCTTTTTGCGACCTGCTTGGTTTAAAGCAATGGCTACAGCCTGGTCTTGCTTGTAGCCTTCGCTTCTCAACTTACTGATGTTGTCACTAACAGTCTGATTAGACTTACCTTTCTTTAAGGGCATTAGCTCATCCTCTGACGTTGTACATCAATCCGTTCTCGGTTAACCGCGTTACGTTCGTCCGCAATCTCCTCTTGCGTCTCAAGCCGCGCTGCGTCGGTCGCTGCACGTTGTTGTAGTTTCGCCGCTTCCAACGCCAGTTTGTTCTGGTCGTTCTGAGCATCCATCTGCATTTCCTGCTGCTTGAGTCCCAACTCTTGCATACGGATTTGTACAAGCGGATCTGCCGCTGGGTCTTGCGGTGGTGGGGTTAGCATCTGCGCAACTTGCTGTACGATTGTCTGCTCTATTTGAGCGACAACTCGTGCCAACGCCGCTGGGTCTTGCATCTGCATTTGAAGCTGTTGCATTTGCATCTCGCCTTCTTGCAAGCTCATGCCGCCAGACTGAACAAGCAACTGCACCTGCTGCATTTGTTGCTGTACCTGCTGCATCGCCTGCTCCTGTGCCAACAGTGAGATATGCTCCTGTAGGTGCCCGTACATTGCACCTTGTACTGCTGGAGCCGCCATAACCATCGGAGTCTGCATAAACGCAACGTGCGCCATAATATGCGCGTTGTGATCTTGACCAGGGAATGCTTGTAACCCTGCGCCTTTGATAACCTCCGCATGTTCTTGTGCAGGGTCTGTTGGCTGCGGTTGTGGCAATGGTGGCAGTATCTCGTCAATGTTCTGCACTTCTAGTGCCTGATACATACGACGGTATGCAGCGTGGAGGTTGTGCATCTGAGGATTAGACTGGGCAAGCTGTAGCTGGCTTTGTGCTAACGATACACGTTGGGCCATCGAGAAGATGTTTGGGTCACTGACGGGCAGGATATCGACCCGTCCGTCGAAGTCTGTGACTTTGATCGAAGACTCTGCGTTGGCTACAGGATATGGATAGGCTGGAGGCAGATTCTCCGCAATGATCCGTGCCAGAATGCGGAACTCGTTTTTCTGAGCGTAGTGCAGCCGTTTGTGAATAGCCGACATAACTTTCATGCCGCGCTCTAGCATCGCCACAGTAGTGCCTACAGGCATCTCCTGGTTCATGTTGCTCACTGCGTTGTCAGCTACTGACACAAAGCGTCTTCCGCCCTCTACGAGTGCTCCTAGAAGCTGTGCCAGCGTACCAGACGGTTCTTTGTATGGCAGCGGGATGATCGAGTCCCGTATGTTTCCGCCAGGTGCGTCAATGTCCCTCCACTCCCCAGGCTGCAACGGCTCGTCATCATTACGAACCCGCACCCCTCTGGCCTTGAATCCTGCTGGGAGATTGGCAAGAGTACCTGCGTCGATCAGTTGTCGGAGGAGACTCGTTGCCGCACGACCAAGACCCCCAATCATATGGGTTAAACCAAAGCCGTAGAAGCCTAGACCTGGCATGAACTTGTAGTGAACAAAGTATTGGATCTTTTGTTTGAAGGGGTCACCTTCCATGTAGTTACGGCGAATAGCCAGAATAGTAGAACTATCCCGATCTAACGTAACAATGTATGGAAGTTTAATTCCTGTCGCTTCTCCGTTCTCATCGACATCTTCAAAACCTTCGATGTCTAGATCAACGTGCATTTCTAATACTGTGCGGACATCATCCATGTAAGACTTAGATGTACCCTGTAATTCGTCTACCTTCTGACGCACTGGGTTTTCTTCGTCATCTCCCGCTGCGGAAAGCTCCACATCGCGATACATACCCATGACCTGTTGTTTACGCAGATCGTTGTCTGACATTTTCAGAACGTGCGTAATGCGTGGCGCAGTCGCTAGATCACTCGCTGAGTATGGAACCACGACATCTTGTGCAGGGACAAACTTAGATACTGGGCGGTTGCGAACAGAATCAAAGTATACCTTCTTAAACGTAGAACCAGACAGTGGTAGATAGAACAGAAGCTGATCCATATCCGGATCAAACTCTTCCATCTCTTCCATGATCAAGTAGTTCATGTAG